CCAGACCGTCCTTTGTGATCTGTACCAGAGTGTCAAAATCGACTGTCCCTGCTGCGATCTTCTGTCCAATCATCAGAACCTTGTGAGGATTTTGGGCCAACCCCTGCAACGCACGACTGTTGTCAATCTCGGCAAATACACCGGGAGTCCTTTGCGTTTTTGGAATATTGTTAAACTGTATCATTTGTCAACCTCCTTCTTCTTTTTTTGGTTTGAGTGGTTCTGCGACAATGCAGCTTTTTGAGCCTTCACTGGCTTATCCAATGCCTCTGATTTTGCTCTATCAATTCTGCAATCTCCGCTTCTAACTCGTCTCCTCCAAAATTTCCCCTCTGGTCCGTTCCAACTCACAGGTTCGCCCTGTGGGTCTATTTGGTTCATATTTGGACGGCGCACGATTAATCCTTTCCTTGGAATCAAAAATTTACGCATGATCATCCTCCGAATAATTTGAATCCATAACCGAAACCTTTACCGTATGATCCGGCATCTGGATTCTCTGTAAAGTCAATATAGCTCTGCATATCCGTGATCGTAATATCAACTGGCAGTCCATCCGGACCAACCAACGGAATATCTTTACTTGGCACGAGTATCCAATCTGCATACAAGGAATTCAGGTCATTCAGATCACTGATATCGATGTCTCTGGTGATCCTGAATATCACGTTGAAATCGTATTGATACCAAAGCCAAACTGGACTGATATCGAGCAATCTACCGCCTCCATACTCGACCAGTGAAACAACCTGTGTTCCAGGTTCTTCTGGCATCTGCCAACCTAACAAAGTATCCAAAATCTCTTTCCGGACATCGTACAAACTATCGTATGAGATTATCCCGGTTTTATCGCTTTGCTCAGTGTCGTTTTTCAGTGCTACGATTACCGCGAAAGTCTCTGTAACTTCCTGGGCAACTTCCCTGTCTAATTCGTTTGGCTGTGCATCTTCTGAAGTCTGGATAACAAAAGCAACTTCGGCGATCAAAGTATTGCCAAGAGCTAAACCAAGCTCTGCTGAACCGGCAATCCGTGTTTCAAACCGTGTCATATTTGCTTCACGCAATCTCAAAACAATCGGGGAAATTCTCATACTCTGATCCTGTTAATCGCTCTCATTATTCTCTGCTCCATGAACTTCGTTTTCTTCTTTACTGCTGGCTCCAGAAATGGCCTCGATGCCATGTCTTTTGTGCCTTCCTCAAGAAAAATAGGATACTTCGGTTTCTTGATATTCGATCCAACTTCCACTTCAAATCCGGACATCTTTCTCACGTTCATTTTGATGCTGCGTTTCAAGTCACCTGAATCAATTGCCGGTGGTCTGCCGGGAGATGACGCTATATGAATTTTCGGGCCTCTTTTGTAGTGCTTCCCGGTCTGTGGTGTCTGCTGAAAGGAAAGCAAAATCTCATTCCTTATCATATTCGCAGTATCGTGCATTTCGTCCTCGACTTCTTTCACTGCCTTCTTACTGAAGCCGGACAATCTGATTTTACCCTTCTCAAAGTTTGATGTGATTTTTACCTTACTTCTGTCGCTCATGCCGGATACCCTGTGCCTTGTTCTTCTACTTCGCTCAATCGGATCCTCAGATATTCCTGCTTTGAATCGACATCCTCATATCCCAGAATCTTATACAGATTTCCAACTACCCCTTCGGACTGATCACACTCAGTATTGAATCCTGCTCCAAATGCACCGACCGTTCCGCCTCTTTGCCGGAAGATAAAATAATTGTTTTTCAAAGCCTCCAAATCTGCAGAGGAGTTGAAACTTCTGGCCTGTCCATCACTGAAAGCTCCTCCCAAAGTCGAAACTGCAATCCTTCGGCATGTCATAATGTGGGTCGCAATATCTGATATTTGCGCTCCCCTGACATAAGCTGCCATTGCTGCAGATCCTTTGTTCTTTGATGCTATCGGTTTCACTTCCGCCCAGATCGTTCCAATCTTCGTGTAACCACGGATAAAACCAGCGTTTGTGCTGGATCCTTGGGTCGGTTGCTTTACCTGCACTCTCTCTTTCAGTTTATCGGCGATGAAAGTCATATTCTCAAAATCTTCTCTGAGTTCATGAGCGTTTTTGCCATGTCTGGCGGATCAGCGATCGGGACTCTGGTTTCGTACAGGACAGTCGCCCAAATCTTCATTGCTTCCTTGATATTCGATGGGACCACTGAAGCTGCTCCGTATCCTGCGACAAACTCAATCTCATAACCACCGTAATCTCGATCTTCATTTATCGGGAAACTGTATCCCTGTTTGATCACGACCTGCCCCGGTTCTGGAATCGTCTGGGCATAATAATTGTCACTGGAATAGGTAGTTTCAGTTCCTGATTCGTCTACTGTGCGGATTTCAGTTACTGAAATTAACTTCGGCCTCGGTAGCTTTATGACCATTCCAGGCCAGTAATCCATTGATAATATTAGCGATTGTGTCACCAATGCTCGTCCCAGATAATTCTCAGTCGCTATCCTGACTGACTTGATAAAACTGTCCAGCAAATCATCTTCCGCCGATCCATCAATCCTGGCGTAAGTTTTCAGTTCATCTTTTGTGATCGGCTCCTCTGTCGGTTCGGTGGAAACATACCATTCCCTGTTCCCATCACCGCCGATGGCCAATCCTAAATCGATTGCCATTATTGCCTTTTAACAACCAGTTTCGCCAGATCCTTCGCTGACGTATTTGTTTTGGTGTCACTCAAGTCAATTTTTCTTTCCTTCGCCAATATGCGGATCTCTCCTGCTTTCAGCTTTTCCATGTCCTTAATGGTCAGCTTCTTTTCCGGAGCATCCTTGATAACCTGCTTATTGGGCGGTGTCAATTTGTCCTGGCCAACCACGACCGGGACTTCAGGAACGACTTCTTCTGCCTTGTGTTCAGCAACGAAAACATTCGCGACTTTGGTAGTCAAAACATCTTCATCGACTTCATACTCCTCACCGGCTTTGAAAAGGCTTACTTTCAAGCCTTCCCAATTTGCGCCGGGAGCAGATCGAATCATTTTAATTTTCATACTGCTCCCCTGTTTTAAGCGTTAGCCTGTTGAGTGTAAGTGCTGTCATCGACAATCTGCCACGTTCCATCAACGGGACATACCAGATTAATCTTTCCTACTGCTGACAGTTCCATCGCGCTCAATCTAACACTTTGCGGATTGAGCAGAATTACACTCGCATCCGTGCTGATTGAAATGTTCGCATCACCGACCAAGGCATATCCGTCAAGATACAGCCTCGCCCCAAATGAAGCGACAGGAAGTAAGCAGGAAGCCAGCGACATATCCGTTGGAGCGGAAAAAATGTGCCTTCCGTATGCCGGACTCATCACTGCCGTAACTGAAAGCGATAACACCGAACCAACCATCGGATGATTCGTTATGGTATGCTCACTGATCAAAAACAGTTGAAGTTCACGAGCCTCAAAATCAGACCCGTAAAAGGTGAAAATACCGGCTTTATCGGATTCTAACCGTCCACCGTCTTTCATGTAAAATCGATCTGCTTCTTGTGTCCTACCAACTAAAGCGTTGTAGGAATCTACATCTTTACGAGCCATTGATCTCCCCTCGTTCGATGTTTAAAAAAGTGGCTAGGACGAGGCAGGAGACACCTGTGCCAAGGTGACTGACCCCCGCCCTAGCCATAGCCCTAATCGCCAGCCGGCGTATTGATTGGCCAATTTGCAGGAAGTCCCAGAACCGCGACTGCACCGATACTCATTGTCGAGGCAGCGTTCACATCAGAAAATGCGACTCTGATCGTTCGATGTGGCCCTTTGTAACCAACCGCAATAACTGCGGATTGATCGGCAGAACCAAATGAGAACCACATTCCGCTATACAGAACAGAGAACGTCCCTGCCTCCCCGACCGAACATCCGATCATCTGAGATGGGTAACACTCCGACCATGCTCCAGCAGTGGAATTGTAATGCTCCAACAGTGCTTGCCACCATTGAGCTGTAAAGGCTCCACCGCCAGTATTGTCGCCAATATTGACGAGAATCGTGGCAGTTTCATAACCCTTGATGTCAATTGCGACACCAGTTCGTCTTGCACCCTCAATAAGATCCTGCGGTTCAAAACATTGGAAAAATTTAAAATTGCTATAACCGTCTCTCATTTTACTCTCCTATGCAGAAACAACTCCGATTTTGATTGCTTGGAAATCTGTGACATCTCCACCGACGCGCTTTCTGGTGTAATACTCAACCATCGGCTTTGCAGTGTAAGGATCACGTTGGACAGAAATGCCTTGCCGGTCGACGATTGTGTACGCTCGCTTCCAATCTGCGAGATAGATCGCCAGTGCTGATGAGGCTGTAACTGCGACAGTCGTGGACATTCTGATCGGCAGTCCCAACAGGATACTCGGTTGGTTCAGCTCGATCCCCGGTCGCCAAATATACTGGCCATCACCATCTTTCAACTTCATGATGTCCCTGACATTCAGCCGGTTTGTCAGCCATGTTCCACGGTTCAGATACTGCTCGATCATCTGGTATTTGACATTCAACAGGCCATCGGTTGTGAACAAGGATGCGTGACCCATATTCACTCTTTCAACTGCTCCGTACTGATAAGTCCCGGCAGTGTCCCAATCGCCGTAAGTGCCAAAACCAACTGGTTTGCCAACACCGTTTCCGGTTACAAAAGCTGCTCCCTCAGTCCGGCCCATTTTCTCGGCGACTTTATTGGACAGCCAGTTTTCCAGATTGATCCCTGAGTCATCCAAAACGGTCTGGGATGCTCTCGGTCGAGCTGCCAAAACATGAACAGGAATTCTTTTCATGTCCCAGTTTGGCGTATCGGAAGGATCATTGGCCTGAGTCTCGCCTTCCCAACTCGCATCGGCTTCATCAACATCTGCCAAAAACTCGATGGCTCCGGTGGTGATACTCAGAACTGTTGCCAGTTGCCTGATGGGATCGGATTCAAACATCCTTGACAGGATCGTTGCCGACATCTGAGGAGTCACGGTATAACCGCCACTCGTATCGATGCCAACCTGCAGGGCTTTGTATGCTTCCGGTGAAAGTGCCTTTTCGTCCTGATACAGAAACTCATCAAAGGCAGTTTTGTACGCCTTCAATGCTTCAGGATCGGCTTCCAGCAATCTCCTGGCTTGCCAATTGACAGTCTTTTCCTTCGCTGCCATGCACTGAACCTGGAAAGCCATCGCTTCTTTGATCAACTGACGATCTTCCTCGATGGATGTGCCATGAGAAGGATGGGTCCTCTTCATCGCAACTTCAACCTGATCCATGCGCTCATTGGCGACGGCAACCTGCTTGTCAATCTCAGCCTGTCTGGTGGACACATCAGCGGTCAATTTGTCCAGATGCTCTTTCGTTACAGGATCGATATCGCCTTGCCTTTCGACAACCGATTTCAACTCCTCGTAATTCCTGGACATCGTTTCAAAATTTTCCTTTGAAGTGGCTCCAATCGCGTCCAACTTCTTTTTGATTTCTTCCACAATCGGTTCTGTGGTGGTGATATCTTCTGGCATTTTAAACTCCTTTAGTGAAATTTGATAAATCGTTTTTCGTGTTCTCTAACATTCTCAGAACACTTTTCAAATCTGCATCACCCTTAACCGACGCAATCTCTGCAACAGTCTGATCGATGCTTTCCAATATCTCTTGCTTACTGTCCTTATGCGTTTTGCCGACTTCTCTCAACCCGGGTTTGCACAAAGACACCAAAAATTCAGATTGTTTTTGGCTCAGTCCCATATCCCTTAACGCTCTTTCAAGCTCTCGCTCGTTTTCTGCGCCTTCCAGCGTTTTTACGCCAGTGATCCTAGCTCGGACCTGAGCTGGAAATGTTACGGGGCTAATCTCCCAAAGTTCAATCTGTTTCAAAGTCCTCGTTCGTTTCTTTTCATCGATTTCAAAACTCTCTTCAAGGGCTCTCCCATTCTTATCTCTGGGGAAATCCCAACCAATCGACAAACCTTTAATTGCGCCCATCTTCATCAGAACATGAGCATCATGCCCAAGGGACGTTTCTACTGCGATTTGACCTTCAACCTTCAACCCTTTACCGTCCTCATGGATGTCTGGATATACACCAATCGGCTGGTCTGAGTTGTGCTGCCATAGCATCGCGATTCCGGTTCCATTACGACCTCCATTGAGTACAGATTTGGAGAATGCTCCATGCGCGATAATATCTCCATGGCTGTCAGGCTTCCCGCCAAACACGCTCGCATATCCTTTGAAAATACCTGTTTCTGACACTTCCTTTGTCTCAAATGGGACCTCAAGATAACGCTCTTTCATAAATCCTCCATGTTCATCTTTGCGAATCTAACATAGCAGAATCTAGCTCAAAATGTACCAGATCGTTGAACTTGTTATCGGAAACCTCCGTGTCCGAATCCCAATCTCCACCCCATCTGAGCTTAATTCCTAAATCACTGGCCTTCTGCATTACGCGACCGGCAAAATAATAAAACCTATGCAAATCATCCCAATCAACCGGCCACGGATGAGCATCAATCGCTTCACTCGGCAATTTGTTGTGCTTTCCGGACGGCCATTGGACTTTTGAATTTCCTTCACTAAACGCTTTATTCTGATCAACTTCATTCCGATGACCGCAAGTAATTGAGCAGTCAAATTCTTCGATTACCTGATTAAATATCAATTTCAGAAGCGGATGTGCCGTTTCTAAATTCTTCCTGCTTTGTGGTCCGTATTTCGGCATTACGACCTCGCTCCCTGAATCTGGATTCTGTGCTTCCTGGGAATATGAACGAAATCCAGAGCATATCGTTTGCTCAGTTTCAGCAAGACCTCGAATAAGTCTGCTGGCGTAGTCTCTTCCTGAATGATATGCCCGAATAATCCACGTCCCCCAACAATCAGTTTTTTTACCGTTTCTTTGTCCTTCCCCTTCACTTTTATTTTTCCCGGCTGATTCCATTTGGCATCGATCCTGATGTCGCATTTATACGGTTGAGTAAATCTAGCGTGGATCATTTTTTCATAACTCCTATGGCGAAATCAAATAAGTCTGGCTCATCAAGAAGTAAATCAGCCATTCCTCGCTCAGAATGAAAAGCCTCTAAGGACATAGATACAACCTCTGTCGCAACATCCTCGCCTCTGGTCTGATAAACCCTGCCGATATATGGATCAAAGAAATCATCAGATACCGCAATCTCATCAAGACCGTAACTGCTATCTCCAGTTAAATCTCTCAACAGTTTCGGGTTTCCTTTAGCTCTATTATTCCGCCAGTGGAGGGCAGCCTGTCTTATGTCAATATCAACTTCCTCAACGACATGCGCCATTTCGTGAAATATTGCGTTCTTTTCTTGCAAATATCCGATATCGACTGTCGTGCCAGATGACTGCGCACGTTTTTCCATCACATCGACGACCGTCGTTCTGGTTCCTTTGCCATTCGTCATCTTAATGAATTCTTCGATATTCCCCACGCTCTCATCAGTTACTACCGGAGAAATTCGACTTACTCTATGAAATTCGTCAAGCTGGTTTTCTGTCACACTCGTCCTTGTGACCATCTTATGTCTCAATTGTCCAATCGGCCTTTCAAGTTCAAACAGATTAAAATCCCTTAATGATTCGTATTCCTGCAAATGAGATTCCCATAATCCTTCCAGTTTCGTTACTTCGTCTTTCAATGCTTGATATTGGACATTCCGTGGATTCATTCTAGCCAATCTGGCACTGGCCTGATCCATCTGAGATTTATATTTCTTGGCCAGTTTTAATTCCTTTTTCAAATCCTTTGCAGCTTTTCTTGCCTCATCCAACTGTTTCAGTAAATCAGGATCAATTTGCTGTTTTATAAACGCCTGTCCTCCAGCTTGGTAGCCTTCAAATCCCACTTGACCGGCAGTTATTACCTCTGCGATTGGTTTAGGTTTAGTCGGCCTGGAAACAACCTTTTTACGTCGATATAAGACTGCACACCGACAATTGATGATATTCTTTGCCGATCCATCAGGATCACCGGGGCGCATCAGAGCTTCATCCCAAACCAGAAATGCCTCTGCCTGTTCGCGCTTCTGCTTATTCGCTTTCAGATGTGGCTTCCGTGTCCGTTCGTTTATGGCAGAACTCCAAATCTTTAACATTGGGATCCCCGTTGCCTCAACCGATTTGTCGGTGGCGTAATTGTAAGCGCCATGCGTTTCAGTCCTGGCAATCATCTTCGCTCGATATGCAGTCGATATTCCACTGACCTCTCGAATCTTTTTGGCCATCTCTCTGGAGGAGAGCCCTTCATTAATTCCGCCTCTGATGATCTTCTGGATATTCCGTTTCGTGGTTCCATTTATCTGCGTCACTTTGCCAGCGGTGTTGTCATTTATAAACCGAGCCATCGCACTCCAAAAGTCCTGTCCCATCGTCCGTTTTGATAACTCCGGAAGGATCTTTGCTTGCTCAATCAATTTTGCTGACTCATCTGCGCTGACTTGCATTACTCTCCGATAATGGATCTCCAGCATTTTCTTCAAATCTGCTCCGTACTGATCGACAATATCATCTGTGTCAAATATGCCATTCTCAACTAATCTGGCCGATTCCCGAAACTGTCTCTTGATCAGGCGATCTGCCTTTTTCTGCAGCGATGCTCTCAACCTCAACCATAAGTTATCGAGGTATGCGTGGTATTGCTGCCGACCAGTTTCATTGGAAATATCAATCACTATTTGCCCAGATTAAAATTCCTTCAGTGCCTTTTTCATCAATTATAAACACCCAAGCCTCCATACTATCTGCTAATCTTTTCCTGTTAACTCTCCAATACCAGCTACCATCTGACATTAAATGATTTATGAATTTGGAATCAGTCTTATTGATACCATCACAACACCAACCATTGTGAGGCCCATAATAAAACCAACCGTACAATGCTTTTTGGAGGAGCTTGTCAGCATCAGACAGATTATCTGCTTCATCAAAATACTGCACTCTGCCATTTGCTACAGGGTGTTTGCAAGCATATCCTCCTGACTGATTTGTGTACTCTTCACCATCATCAGACAATACGATAATGCCCATTCTTCCGTTCGTATCAATCAATTTTTAAGCCCCATAAGTTCTTCTGCATCTTCAGGTTTTACTCCGGCTTTATCAAGATCCTCGAATATCTCCTCCTCCTCATCGGCTTCATCTTCTTCCAGTTCAGTTCCCAATGGAATCATACTAGCCTGTACCAAAACAACATCACCATCATCGATGGAATCAAGACCGACCATTTCCCTTTTTTCGTTGATCGTGAGGAATTCTGACTCCTGGGCTCTCTTCCATTTTTCAGTCTGCCTTGGCTCAAGTGCCGGAACACCGTCTAACACAAAATCGAGTGATATGGCATCCTCGTTCGTGAATAGCCAGTTATTCAATTCATCCCTCATGTAACTGAGCATATAGAATACAATCTTCTCCCAAAATGACTGCTCCGCTGTTTCATAATTGGCAAAGGTAGAATCACCGATAATCCCAATGATCTGCGATGGAGTAAAAAAGCCTCTCGCGATTTGCCTGGACTTCTCACGACCGCCTTGAATAAAATCTAACTCCTGCATATTGTAACCGTAAGGCTTTGCTTCACCATCACCTTCAATAATCAGACTCTTGCCAGCGTTTTCTGCTCCTGATTGGTTTTCCTTCAGATCCGCCTTGAATCGTTCGTACTGTTTGTCACCCAAAGCCTGTTTGAACATGAACAGCATTCCCGGTCTGGCTTCATTCTCCAGCAGCTTTTTGTTCCATTCCGTCGC